TAACAGTTCTAGTTACTCTACGATCTGGAAGTTGGAATGTTCTAGTCCAAGTATCAACTTGTGGAAATAAATCAACATTTCCAATATATAAAACAACATTAAATGGGTTAACATTCTCAACTTTTGTTGCGAATGGTTGTTCCAACCAATCAATCTCTTGATAATCGAGGGTTAAAAGATTTCCAGTCTTTTTAATGTTTGAATCTAATAATTCAAAATCAACTCCAAGATCTAAGTCTTCAGGAGAAGTATTTTGTTGTGGTGCAATTAAAGATTCAACACTATTTCTTGATACCAGTGGTGTAAGTTCTCTTACTTCTGGATCAATATCAACATTTGATATTTGAGCATCTAATCTTGAAAAGTTTTCAAAATCATCCACAAAGAATCCACTCTTGAATCTATTTCTACCTTCAGAATCTTGAATTTGAATAGTTTGAGTGTCTACTTCTAAGAATGAGAGAGAAGTGGTTGCTTCTAAATTTTCTACTCTATCCTCAATATTTCCAATATCTCTCATTGTATATCTTCTGTTGTCAATCAGAGTAACAACAGCATCTTTGGGATTGTAAAGATATGCTGGAAGTTCAATAGTTGCTAATTGTAGTAGATCATTATTTCTGTCTGGTTCTGATGGATTTGTTGAAGATTTACCACTATCTATGACAATCTTACCCAAAGAATCTAAGTAGACTTTATCAATTCTTGGAAGGTAAAAGTTATATCCGACTTGAGATGATTCTCCTGAAGCTAGTAATCTGAGTGGAGTTGTGTTGAATGAAGATGTTCTTGAACTAAAATCAAATGGAGACTTATCTGTTGTAACGCTTGGATCGAAATAAGATACTCTTGGTCTGAAATCGAGTGTATCCGATGCTCTTGTCAAGAATAATCCTATTTCTGGAACATCAGTTGCAAATCTTTCATCATCATAACTCGCAACAGTGAATACATCTCCAGCATCAGTTGAAGGAACTGTATAATGGTCAAATACGACTAATAATTTTCTAGATGGTTCTGAAGTTCCAGAGTTTCTAACAATTCTAGAATAATCATAATATTCATCCCTTTGACCCTTATCCAGAGCATAATTTGCAGTCAAATCTAGATAAGAACCTAAAGTTATAGATTCGATTGTGGTGGTTATATTAGATTCTTCAAAGGTAACTGTTTCACCAGCAACAAATTTGTTTGCATTTAAATATACTATACCCAACTTATTATTATCACCTGTTGTTGGGGAAGTAGTGCTGTTATTAGTAACTACCCTGGCAATTGCTTTACTTGTAGATCCAATGATATTTTCTCCGATAACTACATTTGAATTTACATTTGCAGTTGATGTGAATGAAACAACATCTAACTGTGGAGCATTGGAATTTAATGATTCATAAACACATATTATTTTTGTAACATCTGGATAATTAAGAGAAATTTCTCTATCCTGAACTCTAAGACCATTATATCTATTGTAAGTTAATCCATCATTTAAAGAAGTGTCTGATGTTGATCCAGACTCTGCCAATTTCGACCTAGTAATATTGACTATTGAACTTCTAGTATGATTTTTAACCTTTGACTGAATTTTATTTTTTAACGCCGTAACATTTACAACAGTATTAAAAGATGATAAAGATTGATCCAATCCAGTAAAGGAAATATTAGATCCACTCAGTGTTGCTGAATCTGATGATAATGGAGCAATAGTTCCTCCATTATACCCAACTGTATATCTTTCCTGATCAAAAGAAACTAGACTTATATCAGTTACGCCAGTAACGTCACTAGGATTAATTGTTATAGAATCATTAGTGTCAACATTTTTGCCCGTCACCTGATCAATTATAAAAATTGAAGAGTTTGAAAGGTCAATTTCAGATACATTTTGATTTGAAAGTGGTGCAAACAGTGCGGAAGATCCTTTAACTATTGGAGCACCTAAAAATCCATTGACTTGAATATCTGCCGTTGGTAATGCGCCTTCAAAAACACCAGTGACGGATGATATTGGTGAAATTTCAAGAGAAGTTCCATCAACACTAACTGATGAAACTCTGTTAAAAGTTTCTGTAGATAATCCGACACTTTGATATCTAATGATAGTATCAGTTCTTATTCCAGTAAATACTCTTCCTGTTGACGTTACTGTAGAAATACCACCACTCCCAGCAGTGATTGAAATCTGTGAAATGGAATTTGGGAAATTGAAAGTATCTAAAATAGAATCTGCAGTAAAATCCAGAGAGGATCCAAACAATGTGTTTGTTTGTTTTACTGATTTGATATTTTGAGTATTATAAACACGAATTTCTGTTAATGATATTGATACATCAACGCCATTAATAGACAGTTGTTCTCCCTTTGCAAATGCCCCAGAAGTTTGTCTTACTTGGAAAATATTATCACTGGAATCGGAAACAACATAACCACTGGCTCCACTGCTTTTACCAACTACAAAATTCGATTCCAATACAGATATATTTGTATTTGTGGTTAGTGTTGTGTATGTCTGAATATCATATAATCTCAAATCCCAACTTGTAGATTCATTAGAATATTGGGCATCTGTCAAATTGAAAGAATAAACTCTCGCTTCTCCAATTTTGTTGGTCGTTGACCCAAGTTGCCCATAAAGTTCAATCGTTTTTCTAAGTTCTGGTAATCTGGTAACATTATTAACTCTAAGAATACTTCCCATATCAAGAGGTATGGGAATATTCTCTACTTTTTCAGTATCTCTTGGTTTTTTAACATCAATTATAGTATTTCCAATCTTTTCTATGTCATAACCTTTGACATATGCTTTTCCTGAAGAAACCTTTACACCAAAAAATTCTTCGCTTGGAGTATTTCCTTGATCTGTTTTTTGATCAGAAAAGAATAATCCATCATTTCCTAACCTATCATTTAACAACTCATGTATTGTTACATCAAATGAATTTACGGTATAATCTCCAGATTCATCAAAAGTTCTTTCCGCAAAATAGTCTCTAATTTTATTATATTGAGTCTTTGTGGTAATTTTTTGAGTTTTACCATCTCTGAGTTTCAGGAGTTCGACAAAATCAAAGTCATTTTTATCTGATAATGATTTTTTAAACAAAGATACCGTTATCTTTAATCTATCTGCGCCTGGTGCAGTATAGTTTGAAAATCCTTTTGCATTGTCATATAATGATGCATCTTCTTTTGCATCTACAATATCTTCAGTTATCTTCAGACCAACTCTATACGATGGTGTGTTTGTATAGTAGTCTAATAAAATAGTTTCTTCAGTAACTCTTACAAAATAACCCCTAATAAAATATACACCACTGCCAATAGATACTGCAGATCCAATTGCAGTTGCATCAGTGCTTATTGTTGAAGCAAAAGGAACTCCTGCAGAAATAGTTGTATTTCCATAAACAATATTTTCTAAACCAGATAAAGTTTCTCCATCGGAAAATTGAGAAAATTCAAAATTACTATCCGAAGACAAATATTTTACATATAAAGTAATATATTCTACGTTATCACTTTCTGTTGGAAATACTACCTTTTGAATTTTTGCAGTAACTCCACTGACTTGTCCCTGTATAACTTTTCCAACATACTTCTCAATGTATAATGATATGTCGGTTCCAAATTGATTTGAATTTAACTTTACCGCATAAAATTGATTATCATATGTTATATTTCCTGGAATTATTACAGAACCTTCTTTAAAAGTGTGTGATGCAAAACTTTCTACTTGATTTTGCATCAACGACTGTAAAGTCGTTAGTTCTCTAGATTGAACTGGAAATCCTGGCTTGAATAAAACTTTATAAAAGTTTTTATCTGCATCAAAATCATCATAATATGGATTGATATTTAAATTCGTTTTTTGTGCCATTTTTTCTTAAAATTCCAGAATAATTTTAATGTCTTCTTTTTGCCTAGAGTCTCTTGAAACTAAACTTCTGTTGTCGATGTAAATAATATCTCCCGTGCTTTTATTTATCTCTGGATTCGCAAGACCAGATGTAAAAGTTACACCCAAACTAACTAATTTTGAATTAACAGTTGTTGTACTTCCAGTAAATGCTATTGCAACGCTTCCACCAAATGGAGCAATTGATTCTGAACTAGATTCAAAATCTAAAACTTGACCCTGATTTGTGATATCGTTGCTATCAAGTTGATCAACATTATTTGCTGGGAAATATAAAGATCGATCTTGATAATATTTTAAAACTCCAGTTGTAGAATCATATGATGCCACATATCCAGAAGCTTGTCTTCCATCACTTCTAGATTGAGTAATTGCGGTTCCTACAACAGGTGTTGAAACAACACTTTGCAATTTTATAGCACCCAGAGCAGAATAATTACTAGATGTCATTAAATCTGAAGACTCATATCTTTCTGGATTTTTTATAATCCCAATTTGAGCAAATTTAGTATCTGTTGGAAAATCTTTAGTAGAATCATCAAATCTTGAATATACCATAACTTTATCTGCACCCAATTCGGTGTAGATATCATATCCATGCCCTCTTGATGGAGGTATGATTGGAATTAATTTTGCCCTATTCGCAGCACTGATTGTTCCAGATCTCTTTAAGTCAACTATACCAAAGGTATAATTTTTGCCTCCATTAACAACTCTTGTATTTGTTATTTTTCCTGAGCTATCTACGGTTATGTTAACTTCTCCACCAGTTCCATCACCTAAAATTGGATATGTTCCGGATTGATATACTCCACCTCCACCACCATCTTCAATATAAACTACTTTAATTTGATTATTATTTACTCTAGAATCTCCCGCATCTCTTACACTTCTTATTTGATAATCATTTGAAGTTGACCAATTATTTGGTAAAACAATATATTCAATAGAATCAAATTTTATAACATCTGAAGGTGCAATAGTAAACAAGTATTTCCAAATATATCCATCACCACTTTCTCCAGCAGAAGATGGCTCAAGATCTGTAAAAATAGGTTCATCCTTTGATGTATTTCCCTGAGGATTATCTCCTGAGGATCCATTATATAAGCAAATATAAACCCTATAATCCTTGTTAATTACATAGTAATTTGAGTCATACAATCTTGCTCTATCACTATTTACGCTTCTATTTCTGATACTATAGTCATGCCTATACATGTCATAACGAGTTCCAGATGTCCAGGTTATCTTTTTTATGACTCTCCTAACATTTTCACCAGTAATTCTTTTGCCATATAATCCAGTATCTCTGTAATGAGACAAGTATTGTAAATTGTCAATTGGGGTGTCTGGTAAAGGAGACACGGCGTTTCCCCAAGTTGTTGTTCTTCCAAATCCAATAGGATTATTGGTAGATCCTGGATTTGACAACCCAACAAAAACATAATACGAGTTATTAGCGTTCAATACAGAATCTATAAAATTATTTGCATTCTGGATTCTAAATTGATCTGTTACGACGGCAGCCATATTACATAGTTTTTTAGGTATTTATAAGTTGTTTGATATATTATATTTTATAGTATTGCACCAGTATCTCTTAATCCATATTTCCTTCTTTGAATGAATGGGAAAGTAGATAGACCCGAATTAACTGTTTTTCCTGTTACTCCAATGGAAATTGGTGATGAAGATCTAGATACACCATCAAATAATCCCCAAGAGAATCTTCCAACAAAATCACCACTAGTGGATAATCCAGTTATATCAGTTCCGGAATCAATATTGCAAGTTGCTATACCAACAGTTCCATCATATGTAATCTGATTAATATAGTAAATATTGTCAAGGAAAGTGGTTCCAATTCCAACAACAGCAGAATCTGAATTGTCAACTGAAGTAACTCCAGAACCAATCTGTGTATCATAGATAAAGATTGGATAAGTTGCTATTGGAGCATCACTAGAATTATTAAATGCCAAAGTTTCTCTATCCAAGTAAAACTTTAATGCCAATTGCCCAGAATTATCAGTGGTTCCAATTCCAGTAACAATTCCAGAGAAACCCTTAACACTCAATAATGAATTTGATCCAGTATTTTCAAATTTAACTTCATGATGATCTGCAATTACAAAAACAGAACCAGTATATCCATATCCGGGATTTGTTATAGTGACAGAGGTTAAAGTTCCTCCAGATCCTACAGTTGCTGTTGCTGTTGCTGTAGTTCCAATTCCAGTAGAAACAGTTGGCCAATTATTATTTTCTAATATTGGAGAAGAAAATCTCAGATTTACTGTAGATCCAGTATATGCATAACCAGGGTTTGTAATTTCAACATCAGAAATTGTTCCTCCAGTTCCAACGGAAACTGTAAATTCTGCAGAAATATTATTTTGTGATTGATCAACAATAATAAATTCAAAATCGGGGTTAGATCCACCAGAGGTAAAGAATTCTGAATTATCTACAAATATTTTTGTATCTGTTGTAGAAATATCTTTTATGATTTTTGCAGTCGGATAAGTTTGTGATCTAATAGAATCTCTAGTTTTAAAAATAAATTCACCATTGATAAATTTATCAGATTTTTTCTTAGTCCAAGAAGTTGGTTTATATATTGATTCAATACCCTGCTCTCTATATGCAGCAGTTTCTACTACATCTGATGTTGGTAAATCGATTACCGTTCTTTGATTTTGAGATATTGAACCTACAACTAATGGGTTGCGATTGACATCTAATAAATCACCTCTTTCAATACTTGGAATAATATTGTCTAACTGGAAATCATCCTCTCCACGAGTTCCTCTATAGAAGAATATTGCAACATCATCTCCAGGTTTTGGTGCCTCAGTAAATGTTACTGCGGTTCCTCCATCAAAGATATAATTCACTCCAGGATCTTGAATGATACCATTAATGATAACAATTAATGCATTTTGAAGATTAACTCTAGATCCAACTTGCTTTTCGA